TCCGTACCGTTCGCAATGGCCCCTACCAGCTTGGAATTCGCATTGACGGCAAACTTCGTGAAGTGTACGAGTTCGCATCCAAGTCTGACCGGGAACGCTTCATATTGAGTATCACCCCACCGCGTCCCGGCCAAGAGTTTGAAACATTGGACGCTATCTACTGATTATCGGAGGAAACCGCAATGACGCTGACCGACTTTTTACAGCCCCTCGACCTCGACACCCACATCCGCATGGCAGAGGCAGACGCCGACCTCATCTACTTCGGCCCGGCGGGCGACCTGCCCCTGCCTGTCATGCAGCAGTACGAGGTCGCTGATTGCTGGTCGGAAACCTACCACTACATCGGCGGCATCTGCGGTATCTCCATCATCGTCACAAAAATCAAGGAGGACTGATACCATGAAATTCACAAACGCCGAGCTCACCGCCCGCATGATTTCCGACCAGAAAAACGGCTGGCCGTTCTGCCCGCGCTGCGGCAAGCCGCTCAAGATCGACCCACAGACCCAGCGGGCCGCCTCCTCAAACGCATTGTCCAGAGAGGTAAGCGGTCTATATATCTGCGATGATTGCGGCTCTGACGAGGCTCTCCGCGCGTTTGCGGGCCTGCCCCTACCGCTGGAAGAGTGGGAGCAGACAAGACTAATCAATAGCATGTACAAATAAACCACAAAAAGCCCCCGGGCCGACTACCTGTTACGGTAGTCAGCCCGGGGGCTCATTTTAATTATAGAGGTTCTGTTTGGGCTCTTCGTAGGTCATCGCCTGCGGGCTGTCGCCGATGCCCGCCGTGGTCGGGTCGGTCACAATGCCGAGGATCGACAGCACGGCAAACACCGCATTGACAACGGCAAGCAGTTTGTTGCCAAGATCACCGAGGTCGAGCGTGTAGCCGAACACGGCAGCCACGACCTGCACCAGCAGCAGTACAGCCGGGATCAGAGCCAGCCAGAACGCCTTGTTTTTGATACGGACGCGCCAGTTGATATTCATGTATATTCCTCCTTTGTGGAATGGTTCGCAGGGCAGCCCGGCCCATGCTCCAGAATCTGAATTCTGGTCTCATGGTCGTGCAGCTTGGAGTCCTGCATTTCTTCATGTCCCCACAGCCGCCTGTGGGATGCGTGGTTGCTCGCCGACACATCCGTCAGCCTTTCGTCCAAGGTGTCGAATTTGTCGTTGAGCTTGGTCAAGGTGGTGTTCAGTCGAATCATAGGCGCGGTCACAGTGCCAAGCAAACCCAGCAGCACAACGATCACGCCCACAACGCCCCATTCGGTCATTGCCTCCACCTCCCAACTATGCAGCGGTCTTGTACTCGATGGCAGCCTTTTTGCACAGGGTGGTGACATGCTCGGCATCGCCCGCGCTGATCTGACCGATTTCGATGTACTGCGCCGTCTTGGCGGCATCAATGTACCTGCTGCGGTAGTAGCCAGGGGCAACGAGGTCAAGCTGCTGGGCCAGATTGTACACCGCCATGGCCTGCACATTGCTGGCGTAGTCGATGACGATCTTTGTCAGGCCGCGGCTGTCGGTGGTCTGGTCACGCAGCCCGGCACCAGCCTTGGCATCGTCCACACTAATCCAGCCAGTGACCTTGCCGTACTTGCCCACATTGCTGGTGCTGTTGGTAATGCGCACACGGCCATTGACCACCTCGGCGCCCCACAGGTAATAGGTGCCCGTGCGCACCCCGGCGATAGCCAGCGAAGCACTGGCAATGTACAGGTTGGTGCGCTCCAGATGCAGTGCCATCCCCGCCCGCAGGGCATCGCTTGCCACGGTAACACCGCCGGCCAATCGCTTGTTGACCTCCTCGGCCAGCCAGCTGAACTTGCCGCCAAGGTACGGGCCGGGGCAAGCGGTGCTGGTAAAGTAGCTGTGCTTGGTAAGGTTGCCGCGGGCATCGCCGGTGTAGTTGAGGCCATTCTTCAGTGCGGGGTTACGCTGGCAGATGTCCACGCACAGTTTTACCAGCGCCTCCAGCGCTGCATCAGAGACATGCCACTGCCCGCCAATCTGGTCGTTGGCAACCTCCACGGTAATGGCCCTGTGGTCGTTGGCAGGGCTGCTGCTGCACCAACTGCGGTCTGCCTCGTGGCACAGCAGCGCAATACCGCCGTCACTGGAAATCGCATAGTTGCTGGACATCTGGCGGCTGGGCTTGGCCTCCATGGCAGCAATCTGCTCCAGCGTCAGATTGCCCGCCATGTGGTGCGGGGTGATTTTGCTGACAGCGTACTTGCGCGGGCGGTTGCAGTTTGGTGAAATGCAAGTCAGGTCTACGAAAGAGCAATCACTCATCGTCCTCAACCCCCTTGCCGTTGCTGGTCTCAGCATCGCATTCAGCAGTGATGTCAACGCCGTTTTCAAGTTCCTTGTCGGTCATGGTCTGTCGCTCCTCTCGGTAAAAATTTGTATAAAAAATCGGCAGCCCTGCCGCAGTGGCTGGGTTGCCGATTTCTTATTGAGTTGTCGCCCTACGCTTCAAGCGCGGGCCGAGATAGTACGAATTCATCCAGCATCTTTTCAAGGAAAGCATCGCTGGTAACATCCTTGAACAGCCCCCGGTAGCTGGTGATGACGCTCAACGCATAGTCAAGATCAATCTCACCCGCAGCATAGGCATCCTGCACATACCGTAAGTGCTTTTTCATGCCGAGGGTGGTCTGCCGGCGCAGTTCAATTTTGACCGGACTGATTTTCCGCCCCACGAATTCCACCGGGTTTCCGATGGGAATGACGGCGGTTTTCTGGTTCAGATTCAGCCCAAGGTTTGTTTGCAGGTAGTTGTCCACTTCCTCCACAAGTTCCCACGCGGCGGCCTTGCCCTCGATGATTGCGCCCATATCGTCCATGTACCGGGCGTAATACGGCGCACACAGCTCCCGCTTGATGTAGTGATCCGCAGGTGTCATAACCACATTGGCCGTCATCTGCGATACCAAACTGCCCACCTGCATCCCGCGGCCCGCAATGCGTTCCGCTGTGGTAACATCGGTGCAGTGCAGCGGCAGCCCCAGCGGGCGGCCATCGCAGCGGATAGCGCGTTCAAAGAACCACATCATGTCGGCATCATCCAGCGGGCGGCCCAGTTCCCGCAGCTGTACTTCGGTAGGAATACGAAAGAAGAACTTTGTAATGTCCATCTTCACAAAGTACCAGTCGCCGGGTTTGGCCGCAGCCTCTCGCATCCAGCCCTGTATCGTGTTTGCACACCGCACAGGGCCCTTACCGGGAACGCTGCCATAACTGTGTTCGTAGAACGACTTGCTGTAAATCGGCCACGTCACATTGTACGCAGCGCAGTTTACAACGCGGTCATAGAAAGGCAGGCTGCTGATGATTCGTTTCTTGGGGTAATACTCGTAAAATTGGTGAAGCGGTCCTGTCTGGTACTCATGCCATTGAAGCCGATTCACCGCATCAATCAAATTATCCTCAAGGAGATTGGTGTACTCAAGCACACAATCCTGATAGCGCTTATGTTTTCGCGCCAGCAAATAACCATCATACATATTGTCGAAGGTTGCAAACTGCTCAAAAATATGTCTGTGTTTTTCCAATCTAAAGCCACCCCTTGAGGTTCGCAGCCCCGCAGGTGCCGTATGGCGGTATGCCATCGGAACACCGGCAAAGCTGCTAAAATTTTAAAGCCGCAGCTTTTACCCTGCAACCAAGGAGACCAGCCCCTTTATCCCTCTGTACTGAGAGCAAGCCCGCGAGCTTGCAATATCTGACTATGAGGTA